ATGAAACCTGAGAGAAGACATAAATGTCAGCAGATGTTCCCACGCCAGCGGTAGAGATGAAAGTTGCTGTCCCGCTGCTGACACTAAGTATTGCTACTGGGCTAGTGCAATATATGGCCGCAATCTCACTGCTTGAAAGGCTGAATGCTCCTTTTGAGTACGTATTGCCGCTACCGTCTGCTGTGACCAAAACACTTGTAGATACGCTGACTTTTCGGGCTAGGGCAAATTGAGGGTAGGTTCCATCGATTTGAAACGCTCCAGAATCATTGAAACACTGAAATCCTACCGCCATTATCTAACTCCCAAAATAAGATTACAGGGCTGAAGAGTGATTCCCCCGGGCCATGTATCCCTTGTCCACGAAACAGTAGTCCCACTAAATGTACAGTTTGGGTATGTGTTGGTCCCGTATAGCACGCTGCTGCTTTGTGTCAATTGTGGGATTGCGAAAGGTGTTCCTTGATCTAGTCCAGCGACAGTTGCAGAGCCGCTAGACGCGCTCGCATCAATAATACCGATGATACGTCCCACAATCGTAGACGTGTCAAGAATCAAATTGCCACTCGCATCCCAAACTTGAAGTCCTGCTGCCATTACCAAACCCCCATACGAACACGGAGCGTCCCGGCGCTGTCATAGACGTTCACTCCGTTTTGTGTGATAACTGTGCGCTGTCCAGAAGACCCTGATTGAATTGTTGCTGCTGTAATCGTACCCAATGTCCCGCTGGCTGCGCTAAGAGAGCCCGCAAACGTCCCCGTAGCCGCTGACAGCGTGCCAGCAAACGTTGCTGCACCTGTAGACCCGTCGAGGGTAAACGTCGCAACTCCAGAACTATTGTATGCAACAATACCCTTTTGATTAACACCAACACCATACCCACTAGTGCGATTGCCGCTGCTGTCCCAAACAAGATTTCCAGTGGCAAGGCCAGCAGAACCCGACAGAATGTTTGCAGCGTTAGACCGCAGCCGTTGTGCTAATCCAGTTGTACCGTCATTCACAGCATTGGTAGCAGAAGCCACCGTATCCGCTGATACACCTCCAACGTTTGTTCCAGAAGGGGCGCCTACCGTCGCGTTATCTGCTGGCTTGCCTGTACCACTGACTGATGACCACACAGCCGTTGTTGCCGCCGAGCTGATTGAGGACGCCAAGTCGCTGTTCAATGTGCCGGGTGCCGCAGCAGATGCCGCAAGCTGCCCACCAGCAGAAAGAATAGTGTTGTTGCTAGAATCTTTGAGTGTCCATGATTTCGCAATCATGCTACCGTTGCTGTCAAGTGACCAGTTGCCTCCAGCATCTGCAATCGTGCCACTGACAGTGAGATTACCAGTGTTTACCGTAATGGCAGACAAACTACCGACTTTCAAAGAAGACCAATATGGGATAGACCACGTAACAAGGTTTGTTGTAGGGTCATAAATACCATCAGACTGATAAAGATACTGACCCGATGTTAAAGAAGGTACAGTAGCAGACCATGTTCCAGTGATACCCCCGTCATTTGTAGCAGGAAGACTTGTCTTCCCCGTTGTTTGTGTAGGGGTTGTTGTCGTAGTGGCTGTGGACGATGCGCAATATGCCGTAACATACGATGCTCCAGAAGCCCCTGATGCTCCATTAGAACCCGAAGACCCGACAGCAACAACCGCACTAGCAGTCCAATTAACTGTGGTTTGGCTGTTAGTAGCAGAGTCTGTGAGGAAGATACGCGCCGCCCACACTGTCATACCTTGCGACGGGGCCGTTCCGGGTGTAGCAGACCAACCTGATGGAATTGTCGCAAGGGCGCCTGTGCTCCATGTGTATGTAGTGGTTCCAGAAGGGGCAGCAGGAATTGATACGGCCCACTGATAAACCATTACTACAGCAGATTGAATTGCATTAGCGCCATTGCTACCATTGCTGCCATTTTGTGCCCAAGCCTGAACAGACGCTGTTCCGTAAGACACAACTGTGGATGCTGTACCTCCTGCTGCGGTAATCTGCACTGTTGCAACGTACAGCCTCAACGTAGGCGTGCCGGGATTAGTAGGCACTGTCACACTCCAGCCATCGGATGCCGAGTAGGTGCTGTTAACGCCAGTGGCCCATGTGTAGCCCGATGTTCCTGTAGGGTTTGCTGGAGTGCTGCTATTCCATTGATATAGATGCACAGTGGCATACTGATTGCCAGTGGCCCCACTGCCACCCGCTGCACCATCGGTGACTTTAGCGAGCGTGACATTAGCGGTGAAAGCTTGTCCATTCACCGTAAGAGATGCGGTGATTGTGCAGGAATTTCCAGTTAGAGCCGAGTAGGCCAACGTCGCTGTATTGTCGTGGTTGTCTGTTACAGTGGCTCCAGATGCCGTGAATGCAGCGAATCCAGAAATGCCAATCAGGCTGGCTTTAATCGTGATTGTAGATGGGAGCGGATTACCACTCGTATCCACCTTAAATGCAGGTGCGCTTGTCGTTAATAGAATACCTGCATTAAGAGGGTTAAGCGCCCGCTGAGAGCTTCCCAACAGCAGCACATCCCTATCTCCAATTACTGTTGCCATCTGATTTCCTTATACTAAAATTTGTACTGTGATTGTCCCTTTGAACCAATTCGGAGAAAGAGAGATAATCGTACCTGTCTTGCCACCTGACAATCCGAAACGAGGATGTGTAAGAGTTGCTGCACAGCCTAGCGACAGCGAACCAATCAAGTCTGCCGTACCTTCAAACTGAAACACTGTACGTGGAGCACTCCAAACTGCTACACGCCTGTTAGCTTCAGCATCAGCATCCGTACGACGCTTAAGCATTGTGTCAGTTTGTGGGGGTGCCTCGTTCAGCTTGTAGTCGGATTTTGCTTGCAGATTCGTAGACGTTGTAGTCAGCCACTCCGTAGCAAACATCGTCTTATGTGCCTCTGGAATACCTGTCAGAAGATTGTTCTGTACAGTCCAATTCTTATCAAACCCCAACATCACTGCTGCTTTGACAAATGGCCTATCTTGAATGCTCAAAGATTTCTCAATGATCTGAGAAGGACCAATCGGCACTGCTGTACCAAATCCCGGTACAGACACTTGAAGCAGCCTCAACAATCCTGCACGAGACATGACAACACGAGCGTCTACGCTGGCGGCAATGTCTTGACAGAGGGTGAGCAGATTCGTGCTACCATCTGCATAAACCCCAATAGGCTGAGGGCATTGACTGTCAAATGCGGAAAGATTAGACGTGTCTAGGTCGGCAGTAGTGAATCTTGTTGTGGCGTTGCCAAACCCTGTCACCAAGCGTTGAATCACCGTGGAGATTGTGTTTACGTACGTTGTATTCTTATCACCTTGCACAGAAACCGTAATCTCGCCAGCAGAGGATTGGTTGAGCGTGAACGCACCATTAGGGGCGTCAACAGTGACGCTGACAGGTTGTCCATTATCCCTAACCTCAAGAATGCCCTCGATAGGGCCATTGTGCACTTGATACTTGAGCGTGGTGCCCGTAACGGGATCAACAGGAGCAAGCTGTGGAGCGACGTTATGTGCTTCACCAAATGTGAGGCTAACAACGTTATCCTTATTTGTGCCTGTGCCACCAACCTTCTGATCTGTAACAGGGGAGTTCAATTGCTGAAGCTTGTCACGAATTGTGAGTGTAAGTGTGTCACTGGACGAGCTATTGAGCGTAGCCACAATACCGTTGAAGATAAGCTGAAAGTCATTCCGTGCCCACGAAGGATCGCCAATCCAAGCTTTGATGCTGCGGTTGTCCCAAACATCATTGAGCCAACTGTCCCGTTCCCCATTGTAATTGGCAATGCTAATATCCCCACCAGACATACCTCCTGTGCCTGCGATGTCCAACACTTCCGTGTATTGCACACCACCTACGACGACAGGATCGTAGTAAGTGTTTGCTGGCGTATCTGTAGGGGATGTAACATATGGCCTTGTAGAGAGGTAGCGGGTTGTTTCCGTCCCGCCACTCCTCACAGCCACTTCAACCAATACAACTCTTGGAACGGTAGAATCACTCAGCCAAGCAGTAAAATCTACCATATTTGTTATTACCTTTCCACTGTTTGGTACAGCACGCCAGTGTTCTTGGCGAGTGTAATTACAGACTTAATCCCGTTGCTAATTGTTTCAGCAGCAGTTTGTTGTCCATCGTAAGTTGCAGCAGCCACGTTGTTAAGCCCAGCCGAGTTGTTGGCATCGCTCTGTTGGAGCGTGCCTTCAAGCGACTTCAACACTTGCAGGAGTTCTGCGTTAGTGTTGTTATTGCTTGTTGCTGTCGATGCTGGAGATGTTCCGCTAACGAGGTTATTCAAACTGTTGAGGATGTCAGTAGCAGTGCCATTCAACGTGTTCAAGCTGGTTAGCTGATTCGTCATCGTATCAAGCTGCTTCTGTGTATCAGAAACACCCGCATCAGCAAACGCCTGCACATTAGCCAATTCAGCCTCCACTTGGTCAAACACCTTCGTGTAGGCATCACCACTAGCATACATCGTGCGAGCAGCATCCAAATACGACTGAGCGATGTTCGTCACATTACCCTGTGCTGTAGCGTCACCAGACTTGGCTTTATTCAACGTGTTTGTAAACTGACTAGCAGCATCTGCAAGTTTCTGTGCAGGCGTCAGTGGAGAGTTTGCACCCAACACCAAGCCATCACGGAAACTCTTAATACCGTCAGAGAATTGCTTCAGCTTGTCAATGACACTCTGCATCGAACTCTTTGTTGTGTCATTTGCTTTAGCAAGACCGTCAATTGCTGTTCCGAATGTCGGAGCCATTGTCATGAGCTTGTTGAACAGAGAAACGCCTGCATCAGATGTGAGGTCAAGGCTATCAACCACTAGCTTGAAGTCTTCCTTAGTCTTAATGCTAGACAAGCCCATATCCTTCAGAGCGTTTTGCACAGAACTCACTACAGGAGCAAGCTTCTCATTGTCTGTGTAGATAGCTTCTTGATAGGACTTCACAGCCTTCGACAAGGCATCCGACGTACCGAAACTATCCACCAGCTTTTCAGCTTGGGTAATTCCGGCAGCAGCTTGAGGCATCGTACGGCCAAGCACTTTGAACACATCATTGACTTGCATCAAGTCATTGGCAACACGAACAACTGTCTCCATCAGCCCTTCGCCAACTTTCTGGTATTTCTGAAGGTCTGAGAAAGCATACTGAGCCATTTGGTCGCCAAGCTTAGAGAACACGTTTTGCAACGTCTTTTGAATCTCGTCACCAGTCATGCCCTTGAAGCTAATATTGCCAATGTCAATAACGAAATTTTTCAGTTTGTTGTTGAAGGCGTCACTGTCCATACCAAGACCCTTAGCAGCCACTTTCAATGTGTCAGACATGCTCAGAATAACTTTAGCAAACTGATCGTTTGTATCAGCACCAAGCGATGACAACTGAGTATTATGCTTATCACTGCGGAACCAACCACCTGACGTTGTGATGTTGGCGTAGGATTTAGCATCCACACCGTTTGTCATCACATTACTCAGGCTCGTCTTGCCAAGCGTAAGCCCTGAGTCATCCAAAGACTGCTTGACACCAAAGATCGATGTCGCAATTTTGCCAACAAGATTATTGATTACAGGAATCTTCGACGCAATCAGCCCGATAACGCCCCCACCAATGGCCCCCATCAGGGTTGTAGCAAAGCCATTGTTTGTGTTCAGATTGACACTTGGATTCGAGATGTTTGTAGACTTCACAATCTCTGATGCAAAGTTGCTAATGTTGTTGTTCAACTGCTGCAAAGCTGTGAGCATATCATTCTGCACAACCAATCCGAGACCAGAATTCTTCTCCGCAATCTTCAGAGAGTTGGCGATCGAATCACTTTTAGCGCCCGCTAGAACAACCTTCGTCCCATCTGTGATTGTCGGAGAGCCTAGAACAGTGCCCGTGCCTTGAATCTTTTGCTGATCTGCGGAGGACATCGAACCGCCTCCGCCAAAGCTTCCACTAATGGCAACACCCAAACCTGCTACAATTGCAGCCATCGCAGCCATACGAGCGAATGCCGAATAAGGGTCACCCGAGCCTTGTGTAAGCACAGCGTTGACACCTTTAATCAAACTCAGAGCAACTTCAGCCGTATGTAGCACTTGTGCAGCCTTAGCCATTGCTTGATAGCCTGTGGAGCCTTTTTCAAAGAACATTGCAGAAGCGTCAGCCATTTGACCGTAAGAGCCAATCTGCGCTTGAGCACCTTGCAGATGAAGGTCGTTCAATTGCTGTTCTTTCTCTACAGCGCTGAGCGAAGTGTTCTCACGAACAACTCGTTCTTTGTTGATGAGGTCAATCTGTGTAGCCTGTCCTTCAGCGAAAGCTTTGAACATCTTGCCAGCAGCCTGCCCAGCGTTGCCGAATGCGTTGGCGAGGGCACGCTCGATTTCGTTACCAGCGTCCTTCCACATTTTCACTTGCTCTGTGGCGATTTTGGTGAGTGCGGAGGAGCGGCCAAGGGCCGCGTTGTTTTGTTTGTCGTTAACCTCTTTTGCAGCATCCACAGCTTTGAGCTTCTGACGAGCAACAATCTCTGCGTCGATTTGGTTGATGCGACGAGCATTCATCGCCTGCTCAATGGCGTCTGTACTTTGTAAAGAGGCGCGTTCAGCGTTCAATGTGTCAATCTTGGCTTGCTCGATTTCACTTGCCATTTCTTTCTGACGTACACCAACAGCTTTCACAGCCTCTGGCAAATTGTTATAAGCATCAACTTGTGCTTGAACAGCTTTAGTTTGCTTTTCAATTTGCTTGAGAATATTGTCATTCTCTTTTTCTTGTTTAGCTTGTTCAGCAGCAAAGTTTACATCGGGTACGAGTGCATTTTCATCTTGTTTCAAGCCAATGTCGCTCATCACCTTATTCAGTTGTTTCTGAATATTGGCTTTCTTACTTGCAGCGTCATTCATCAACCGAACATCTTTGGAATGGAAATCATTGATAGCCGTGAGGGCTTTTTCAAGGTGCTCTTTTTCCAGATTAAGCTCTTTGTCGAGGATGCCTTCTTTTTCAGATTGGGCATCTTCATCGGCCATCAGCCCATACTTATTCTTAAAATCGATAAGCTTAACCTGATTGTCCATTGCACGCTTTTGGACTTCATATTCTTCGTTGATTTCATTGATTGTCTTGTCAAGACCTGACATACCCTCTGTGTGAGGTTTTGGTTGCTTCTTACTGTAGTAGTCAGTGATGTCCTTGTTGCGCTTGGCGATAGCTTCGTCGGTGTACATCGCTTCAGCTTTTTGAGCATCAGCCATGCGCTTAGCGTCACCCGATGCTTTGTCATAAGCAATACCGCGCTTGGCGATCTCGTCATTCACTTTCTGCTCTGCCAAAGCAATTTCAAGGGCAGACTCTTTAGACACCTGCCGTTGAACAGCAATAGTGCGAGCAATGGCGTGCATCCCTGCTGTCTGATCTTGTTGCTCTTTGCCCTTCTGTGCAGCATCAGTATCTTCGTTGTTCAGCTTGACAGTGGCTTCGATAAGTTGATTCACAATCTTCAACCGAGCCTCTGCCAAACCTGCACCCATGCTGCTTTCAGGGTGGCTAGTATCGAAAGGACGACCAAGACGTTTGTTGGACTCAGCAACCTCTTTGTCAAACTCCATTAGACGAGTCTTCAAGCGATCCACGATGGCTGCACTAGTGTCCTTCTTGCCGATGCCAAGCATAACATCCCATGCACCCGAAGCTGCCTCCTTGATGCCTAGCCAGATGTTTTGGATAAGCCCAAGACTTCCTTTAAGCTTTTCTGCACGCTCTTGCAGCTTGGAAGCATAAGCCTCTTCAGCTAGGTTCATAGCCTCTTGCGCCTGACCCTCTTTCTCCAACATAGAAATCTGTTCAAATTGGGAGGCTGTGAGGAAGTGGTATTGGTCATTCAGTCTCAGAATGTGTTGCGACACTTGATCGGTAGATCGCTTCGTGGATGTGATAGCAGCAGTGGCAATTGACTCAAACTGCTTAATCATGTCCTCTGCGGACTTGCCTGTGACGTGTGCCATCTCAGCAATAGCGGGCGCGATAAAGCCAATTTGTGTTCCAGTGAACCGACCGCTCTCAGCCAACTCCAACACAATCTTTTTAGCATCACCCATGCTGCCTACAGACCTACCAATGTCCACAGCCATCTGGTTCAAGTGGCTACCTGTCATGCCTGCATAGTCCCCAGTTTGGAGAATCGCCGCGTTGAAAGCCTTCTGCTCAGATGCACCTCTGAAATACGCCAGCGTCAATACGCCGAGCGTGGCAACTACCCCAGCAGTGATAGACGCTAGGAGGCCGAAGCTCATTCCTAGTGCGTTAGCAGCACTAGCGCCCTTCTCAAGCAAGCCGGGGAGGAAGTTAATACGTTCAGCAAGAACGATAAGCGAGCCACCAAAGCGTTGAAAACTTCCTTGGCTAAGTTCATGGGTCAACACCATCAACTCTCGTGCAGAACCTGCTGTGAGGAGATTGAAACTCTCGTGTGGACCTTTAGCTTTCTGAATAGCGTCAATATGTCCTTTTACAGCTTCACTTACGCCGAGTGTCGCAGCACGGGCACGCATCTGCTCAGCAGTGTAATCTCGCAATTGCTGATGATTCATGCCCACCGTTTCAGCTTGCCGTTTGAGCGTTGCAATAAAAGCGGTTGCCTCTTGGTTCATCTTAAGAGCTTCGGAGTGTTGTGCAGCCTCTGCTGCGTTCAAACGCTCAGTCTCTTGGCGCAATACCTTCTGTGCATCAGCAAGCTTACGAGCGTCTTCTGCGGCCTGCGCTTTAGCTTTGTTGGCGCAGAATTTATCAGCATCCGCCGCAAGCTTTTTCTCCGAAGCATAATAATCGTCAGCAGCTTTTGTAAGGGCTTTCCACTCAGCTTCCTCTTGCTTCATTGCTTGAATCTTTGCAGCAGCATCTTGTTTCTTATCGAATGTTGCGTTCATTCGGTTTGCCATGTCTTGCTGGGCGGCATACCAAGATTGTGCAGCATCCATTTGTTCTTGCTGCTTAGTACGAATATCGGCAGACTCTTTCTCGCGCATCGCTGCACGGTCAGCTTGACTCTGCTGAATCAGTGCGGTAAGTTTGTCAGCAAGAGCCATTCCATCAAACAACTCCTGCTGAGAAGCCATAGCAGCCTTCATAGCTTTGTCTTGATAGAATGTGTTAGACCTCTCCGTCATCATGTCGATGATGGCATTGTAGGCAGACGCTGCTTGTTGTGCAGCGTCTATTTGTGCTTTGGCAGAAGCTTTTGCACCGCTACCTACATTAGATGTTTTCTTCTCAGCGTTCTCGCCCGCTTTAGCAAGATCGTTAAGGGCTTTTGTGGCATCCTGAATGCCTTCGCTGATAACGCGAACGGTTAGGCTGCTCGCCTCAAGGCTCATGTATTACTTCCCTCTCAAGAGTTGCATTTGCTCCCTAAACTTAAGGCCCAATGCGATTTGGTCAATTTCATCTTCCTCCTTCTCCGCAACATATGGAGCAGGGCGTTTAGGGTCTGTGGCTTTGTGAGATTCTGCACAATAAGCTTCCCACATTTTCTTAATTAATTCTTTTTCCCATAACATCAGGTCAAGTTCGTTTACTTCTATGAATGCTTTAATTTCTAGCCAACTCAGGGGCGAAATACCCATACCATTTTGTGTACACTGACCAGAATTGAAAAAAAGCGCCAGAAGATACTCAAACGCCTGTGGTACTGGTGGCAGTTGAATCTCCGCTGGCGCTTTGATTAGATTTCCTTCGTCGTCTCGTTCACCAAGACTATCGCCTTGCGCCATCTCCATACGGCTTTTTGTAGCCTTCTCAGGGACGGCACCAAGGAAAGCGAGTTGTCTACAATACGTAGTAAATAGCTCGCTTATTGCTTCAAAAAAGCTTCCACCGAGTTCAATTCTGCGTTTACAGCATCACGAATCCACGAGAGAGATTCATCACTGTACAGTGCTTTGATGGCTTCAGGATTGTCCAACACTTGACCTTGATAATCCATGTTATCGATTTTCTGAGTCAGGGTAGTGATGAACTCCAGCGAATCTGCACGGGACTCTGCAAGATTGGCGTCACGACCACCTCGTTGTTTCTTCTTACGCACCAGAACGTCAACAGCTTTGCGATACTCACGCGAGCTAGTACCAAACAGGGTGAACGTAACAGGCTTACCGTCGTCATCTTCCAGCACTTCACCAGTGGCAGGGTGCTTCAGCAGCATCTCAGTGGTTTCCGACAGTTTCAGCGATTCAATTTTAAACATGGTAGAGTTCCTTTTAGTATGTTATGCTGCTTGTGCAGCTTGGTTGTTAGAGCTATGGTGCTCTTTGGTTTGTGATGCGATTAATTCTTCAACGCGGTTTAGAAGTGTGGGGATGTCTACGTTGTAGAAGCATTCCGTACTCCCACCAAAACGTTGTACGACTTGTTTATAATCCTTGCGCAGTTCTTCTAATAATCGCTGCTCTAGTAATAGCGCGAATTCTCCGATAGCAAATGTGTATTCCTTCATAACAGTAAAAACTATTCCCGAATCTCTTGAAATTTTTTTACAGCGAAAGCGCGGAGGGTTGTTAGTAATGCCAACTTTTGTCATCTCCTCGCCTCTCAAAACATATAGATATCCACTCTTGTTCAGCTTAAAGCCGTATTCGCTACACTCGGGGCACTTCCTACCGGATAAATGAGAGGCTGCCTCTTGCCAAAACTCGCCATGATCGTCACAAATTATACAGAGCTTATTGTGACCGCCTATGTAATTGACTTTAGAATAATTGTATAAATTACCGTGTATATGGCGTGCATCCTCAATAAACTTCTCTGACGTCTTCCTACAACGATTTCCTGTAGCCCCGTCCGCGCAAGTTGGGCACCCCGCCTTGTTGAATACATGATTGCGAGGGGTCTGAGAGAACCACCCATGATCATTGCAATGTATGTCAATTTTGGTATCTTTATTAACATAGCCAAGGTCTTGATGGTAAGAGTACCTATTTCCGTGCACCGCATAAATCTCAGATCGCACAGCATCCTCGCATTTACGTAGCTTACTGCCGTTAGCCTCCGCAGCACACTTAGGGCAACCACTTCCGTACAGATGATCATTCGGGAGTGCCAGCCAATCCTCCTTATGGATGTTACAAGCTATACGGACCTTTACTCGACTACCGTTATACTCGACATTGCGGTAAGAATATTTTTCCCCATGCACGTTCTTTGCTTGAGCGATAAACTCTTCCGTCGTTTTCTTTCTTGTCATAAAATCCTTCTTAAATGTCCTAGTCAGTTAGAACGCTTAAGAAGTGCTTTACCGACACTTCTTCTTGCGTATGTAGAAGGCGCTTCGCAGCGTTAATCTACAACAGAGGGCCGAAGCCCTCTTGTATTACGGCGCAGCGACGGTAATTACGGCACTGTCAAGTTCAACTTCGATGTTGCTTTGCAGAATAGCATCGGCGTTAGCAACGTTGGTCTGATAAGACGTCACGATACCAGTGAAGTAGTCAACGTCACCAAGCGATGTTGGCAAAACAATTTTGAACGCACCGGACGTGCGTGCGTTGAAAGCTGCGACCAGTGCCGTAACGTCAGCACCTTTGTGACGGGCGGCTGTGATCGACATCGTGCCGTAATCGACCGAACCTGCGCGCTTCACAACAGTGGCCGTGTCGATGGGAATGTGTTTTTGAACACTTGTCTTGCCGCCATAAGTTCCTAGCGAGCTGACCTCACCAACGGGAATCCATGTCATTCCGACCGCAGTATAGCCAGCTTGGTCGTACGTAGCCGGGAGGGTAGCACAAAAATACAGTTTTGTAGTGGCCGAAGTAATAGCCGAAGAACCGCTCATATTTATTTCCTTTAAATTAAATTATCTTTGCAAAGATGCTTGTTATACGGCTTCTAACCGTATTCTTGTTTGAGCTAGAAGCCCTTAAAACTCTTGTCGTGTGTCAGAATTCCTGACGATATTGAACCCTCACCACAGCAACCCTGAACGCCGCATCCGTCATCGGAGGGCTAACATTAGCAGGCTGCTCTACACTGAAAGTGCTGTACAGTGATTTGTCATATACGGGGAAGAGCGCAGCGATTTCGCTCGTAAGCGTGTCAAGCTGCTTCATCCCCTTGCCATTCGGCACGTACACGTTAATCTGAAACGAACCTACAACACGCTGCCTAGTAGCATCCACCGTAGCATTCATAATATTGTTACTCAGGAAAACAATTTCCAAGTAAGGTGAATTTGTCGGCTTGTTAAACGGGACGCCCTCGAAACTTACGACTACAGGTGGATTTTGTGACGCTGCAAAGGCTGCAACTGCTGTCTCTACTTCTTGTCTGATATTCATTACCATTCGCCCTTTGACCATTTAAACGATTCGTTTACAGGCGCATACACTCTTCGCATACCTGTCCAAGTCCAGCCACTAATAGGGTCTTTGCCAGCAGGCCATCCAAGGTACTCAACACGACAAGCGTAGCTAAGATTGTTAGACAAGCTCACAAAGCCATCCTTCTGAAAGAACGCTGTTGAGGGCTTGACAATGCTCTCAATCCTAGCTAAGCTGTCACTGCCATTGCTTGTAGCACCAGTGATAGATGTATCGAAGCTATTCACAGCAGGGAACCAATTAGCAACGAAATGCCCTGCTACATATGGTCCGTCGCCGACATGGGGGGAGTTGTTTACAATGCGGGTGAAGAGGTTGTAGGCAACAGTATTAATCTTGAAGTTAACTTCTGTTTGTACTCTTGTGATATTGTTTCTTAGAGAGTCAGCAAAACTTCCCATACACATCCCTTACAGAAAAGAATTATAGCATTGCTGCAGTATCTTGTCAATTTTACGACGCCTTAACGACATATGAACCAGAAAGCAGGCTTTCACAGTAGTCCTTCGCTCTCGCTGCGATGTCGTAAGAGTAGAACGCTATAGGCAGCAGGCTTACGTTGAAAGAAACCAACCCTTTGATGTCCGAGTTGATCTTCCCTTTAACTTCCGTAACCAACCCCTCGGAATTAGAGATTGAAAGAAAAATCGCCATCCCTGTGATGTCTGCTGGGACATTAGTGCTGGCATCAAATACAGAAAACACTTCCTGCCCTTCTGTGTCAAATACACGCACTAATTGTTTCTTCACAGAGCCGTACGGCACAGCGCGAAGCTGTGCCTTTGGCTTTGCTGCGAATGTTACGTCGTCTCTGCTAAGGGATTCGTTTATGATATGCACAGTACATGAGTTCATCATTCGTCCGCAATATCTATATAGACAGTACGTTCGTCTGTCCGTTGTGGGGTTGTAAGAGTCTTGATTTTGCATGCAACCGTCGCAGCACTGCCGGGGGTTCCACCAGAAATAAATACTGTTACAACAGTTCCATCGGAAAAACTCCCAACACTGCTCACACCATTTACAGTAAAAGTAACATCAGAAATAGTCACGGAACCGATGTCATCAAGCCACGATGTCCAGTCGAACGAAATATCGATAACTGCATCAGGGTCTTTCAACCCCCGAGGCTTCTTAGGGTCGTTAAGGTTCCACCACCTACCTCCAGTGAATATTGGAGATGTGGCTTGAATATTGATAGTTCTTGCAATACTTGGTGTAAACATTGGTGCCACCTGTGCTGATGTTAGTTGCGCAACCACTAAAGATACTGACGTAAGTGGCACTACAAAATATGTCGTGTTAGAAACCGCAGCAGTTAAATTTGACACAGACTGAAGATTAGCCTGTAATCTAATTGATGTAGTTAAATTTGATACAACGCTCTGAGCAGATGCTATATTGCACGACAATTGCGCACTGCCTCCAGCTAATGCAGCGGTTAGCAGTGTGGTTGAAACAAGAGATGAAAGAAAGGCAATCGCTGTCGTAAGTGCAGGGGATGTGGAGGATGAAGCTAAAATAGAGCATGCCAAGGAAGCGCCGCTTTGTGTATTAGCCTCTAATCCTACAGCATTCATACCTACCGCGTTATAGGATAACATTTTTCCTCCTTAGTCTACTCTGATCGCATCAGGGGTTGGAAGAAGTGGCAATCCGATATACACATCTGCGCCAGTTGCGTTGGTTGGATACGAGAAATTATCGTAGATTAGATTACTCACATCAGGCGCATAACTGTTGAGCGTACCAGCCTTACCGCCACAGTGTTTGACATAGAACGTACCTGTTGCTGGATTACCTCCGGAGGTAACGGCCAGCACCACTTGGTTATTACCTTGAATTGCCACGCTCTGCACCACTAGATCAGTGCCAGTGAAGTCGCTAGATGTGTTAGCAAACCAACCTGTAATAGGTGAGCCGGGAGTTTTCGCGGACAGAGACGTACCGCCTTCGTGAGTGATGTTCAGCGTCACCGTACCGCCACTGCGGCTGGCAACACCGCTGATCTTCGGGCCCCGGGCACCGTACGGCACGCCAATAGGGTCCAGCACATTCATACATGCCTGGGCCATGCGGTAGAGGCCGATGCGCTGCATCTCGTCGACAAAGTGCAAGCCGGGATTGCCATTGGCATCGTTAGGTGGGGCCATGTCGATACAGCTCCACCCGATACGGATGTCAGCCCCCATAGCGATCAAGTCTGAATCAGCGATCAAGTCGATTACGGCGCCACGCAGAATTTCCATTTGCGACGGGCTACCTACACCCATAATCGCATACAGGAACGTCAGCTTATTGGCCGGTCGTCCAAATTTCGCCACTTGTGCGATGTGCGCGAGCGTAAACCGTTTGAGTTCAGCGGTGCGTTGCGCGCGAGTCGTAGTGAACCAGTCAAGTGTCTCCCCCTGATGCCAGAGAACGATACGATAATCACCATTGGCAAGAATGGGGCCAGCCGGGGTCGAAAAACCAATCGCCCCATTGGTAACGCCGCTCTGTGACAGCATCACAATGTTATTGTTGTTATCGATGAACTGCCCCATCGCCGTTCCATTTCTCGCCCACGGATTAATCGCAGAACCCACCTTGCGGCCAAATTTCTGAGTCAGTGTATTGCCAACAAATCGTAGCAACGCTAGAGTGCCTTGCTCGTAAGCGTACCAACTACCTAGCGAATATGCATTGGTGCCGCCTGCCACAAAACCTTGCATCGTGAACAGCCCGCCCGTCTTGTTAGCAAGGAAATAAGAAGTCTCATTCTGACTTGTGCCGGGTACATTCGGCGGTGTATATGTGCCGCTACTTCCACCATTCAGCAGGCCCACCATATTCGACTGCCCCCAAGGGAGAATCATGGGGCCAATCATGAAGTTGACGGTATCTGCACTTGTAACAGTTCCACTCGTGCCGACACGGACTTGACGCTTATAAGTACCTACAGGTACGTTACGTAGGAAACCTAAACCGGTCGTGCCATTCACGGTTACGGTTGATGTAATGTCGGCCCAGTCGAAACCGCTTACCACGTTTCCACTTGAATCAATAATTCGTGCTTGAACCGAAGATGGTTGACCGCCAGCGAACGTAAATACAACAGGTACGTCGGCTGTCGTATCATTGCTTGTGGCGGTTGGCTGGATGACGAAGGTTCCCGTGTACTGGCCCGTCTGAGTCACCTGAAACGGCGTCATTGTAATTGCGGTAGTGGGAGTTGCTACCGCGCTGCCTAGAAGAGGCTTGCCACCAACAAGCAGAAGCTTGCCCGTGGCACCCAAGATAAATTGAGCAGTCATTACGAGATAACCCAAACAATCGGCGTTCCGGTGTTGTCATCAAATGCCTTGGATGAGCCGTCCGAGAACATAATCCACAGGATGTAATTGCCCGGTGTGCCGTAGGCATTAAACGAGTTGGCAGGCCAGTACGTACCGAAATACTGACTGGATGCGTCGGCCCAGCTACCGTATTTATTTGCACCTTGAATAGTAGTGGTGTTAGATGCGGAATTATTTCCGTTGCCGCTATTAGCTGGAATCGATGTGTCAGTGAACGCTACAGGGCAAGGATTGCCTTGCTTGCCCCACACAAATTTAATGTCAGATTGGTTCGCCGCAGCCCCCGCACCAGCCGATGCCGTGCTCGTGCGGATGTTAATCCGAGGGGTGACAGTGCTGCAATACCCGTTGGGCTGTGTGCCGCCAAAGGTGCCCGCCGCGAACGACCCGGTGCCGCTATTCGTTGATGTCAGCAAATAACTGTCTTTCATCAGCGTGCCAGCACTTGGTGCAGTCGAGTAGAACGACTTGGACAGCGATGATGTGGTGCCAGCCGCGTCTACAAGCACGAAGTAGACGTAATACGTCGTCAACGGATTCAGGCCGCTGAAAGTAAACGCCTGACCGCCAGATGCGTTGTTGGCAGACTGTGTGCCGCTGGCTTTCACAGTTGTGACAGTTTCACTGTAGCTCGTGCTAATGTAGCGATACAATGTACCACCAGCTTTGTTTGTCGTAGCAGTCCCAGTTACAGAACCACTGTTAGCCGTAAACGATGCCGCTGTTACGGTCGGCGTGGTATCTGTGGCTGGTGTTGCGAACGATCCGCTATTGGCGACGTTCGATGTTTGCGCCGAAGCGTCGACGTGGACAAAGTGCGCGTAGTAGTTCGTAGACGCCACCAGTCCCGTGCCATAGACATATTGCGTGCCAGAGGTGGTGATTGCTTTCGTCTGGTTTGCTGCCGTAATGGTTGCGGAGGTTTCCGTCGCGTTGGTCGAGAACAGGTAGTAAAGCGTGCCGTTGCCTGAAGTCGTAGAGACAGAACCCACAGCCGTGGTTGGACCGCTGCTAACGCCGAGCGGGGATGA